TTTTGAAATTGTCCATTCAAAGTAAGAACATAATGTCCTTGATATCCTTTATCTGGATAGGTGAATTGTTTTGCTAGTTTATCCCAAGCGCGAAATTTAAGTTGTCTTTGCATATTTCTTTCTCTCAAATCTAACTTCTTTTCTCTTCAAGTCAAGTTTTTTGATTTGTTCTTCAAGTTTCTTGTTTCTGTGTTTTCCGAAATCAAAATTAAAAGCTCCAAAAGGAGACATCATATGTTTAAGATGTGAAATCTGTCTATCTAGCTTTTGTAATTTTTTAAAAATGGTCGAAGAAGCACGACTCGAACGTGCGCCACTCATGCGTCCATGGTTGTTCTTTCCACCTAAACTACTCTTCGAAATTTTCACTTCTCTCTGAATTTTCTCTTCAAGTCAAATGTTGTTTTCTTTTTTTAAAATATTAAACAAAATTTCTTTACTTTCTTTTAGCATACTATCAAAGAAAGTTAAACCTATTTCTTCTAATTTAAAATCTGTAACGTTAATTGAGTGAATGGTTTTTCCGTCTTCGTCTTTCACTGCTAGTTCTAATATAAAAGTTTTATTATTCATAATTTATTCTTCCCATTTTCCAAAAACTTTTAAAAAATTCTCGGCGCGTTGACGAGTTGTAGAACTGCATAAACCTTTTTCGAAACTACAATAGTAGTCATCCCAAGACACTTCATCTATTTTCATAAGAAAATTCTCCGCTTCTAACATTGCATTGTGGTCGTTGCAGTAGTCTGGGATGTCTGCATAATCATAAAATTCCTTTTCCCACCCACACGATTCAGCGATGGCGATATTAATTTGTTCGTCTGTCATATTATTTTTTAACAGTTTGCTTTACTTTAATATTTGTTGGAAACGCTTCGCCGTCAGAGTCGTTGGAATACGTATAGAACGTACCTTCTTCGCCTGCATAGCGGTTTACGAAGTCGAATAAATCATTCTTAAATTGCTTAATCGAGTACTTGTCTAGACGCTCGCCTTTGCGAGTATTAAGATTAAAGCTAACTTCAAATTTAAATTTATTTTTTTTCATCAAATTATAATTCGTATCTAAGCGACGTTAGTTTTCATAAAAAAAATTATTCTGTGTAATTTACACCAATCCAATCGGTATATTCTGGTAAGACTTCTACATTAACTCCAACTTCCTCTGACTTATTAATAATATCATTAAGAACATTAGATCCATAGAAATGTAAACCGTAAGATCCTTTATGACATTGATAAATAGAGCCAGAATAGCCTTCAAAAAGCCAATATTTTTCTGTTTCCGTTGCTTTGGTGATCCCGCTATTCAGCTTCCAAGAATCTCCATTTAGATAACCGCCATACCAACAGGCAAACACTTTGTAAGTCAAGGGAATGTTATTTCCTTCAATCTTAACGACTATCCATTTATCTGGAGCATACTCTGTGTTCATAATTTATCGAACCAGCAAAGTTCGTATACCAGATCGCCGGTTTCTTTTAGTGTAACGCCAGTTGAAGAAGATGCTACCATAATGCCTGTTACCGTGTATTCTTTTCCTTCTTCTAATTTCTTAGCATTCTCTACTCTGTCTTTAAAATAATGCCATGTTCCAGCCTTCTTAAAGACTATCTTGTCTCCGTATTTTGTATTTTTATAATCCGCTCTCATTTTGCTAAAAAATCTATATATTTTTGCATGTTTGTCAAGTCTTCTTCCAAAATTCCTTGAACGGACAGAACGGAAGTTGGTCCAAAAAAACCTTTCCTTTCATTTAGTTCAATGTCTGGATAGTACCTCAAATCAATAACAAAATAATCTTCAAAGACTGGCATGACTGCTTCTAGATGCAATTTCCTATCGGTTGACCATCTACTTCTAAAAGTAAACTGCCAGTGACAATAAGCGTCCTGTTCTGGTTCATCCATAGATACAGACAAATCCTTCCAACATCCAGAATATCTTCCATCAGTATACCAAAGGTATTCAAAATGATGGAAGTTAAACTTTCTGAGTGTTTCTTGAATCTTCTCTGCTTTTTTAAAATATCTTATTGTGTTAGCATTCATAATCTTTTGCTTCTAATCTATCCTCCAACCAAGCCTTCAATGCCCAATGATAATATGTATAGTTTGGATCTCCTTCATAATGAAAGAAAGCATGACCAAGATCAAAAATTACTTCTCTGTAGATTTTTTCTTTTAATCTTTTTAAATGTTTACAAGTACAACTTCTCAAACTAATTGAAGACTCCATACCAAAGTCCCAAACAAAATGCACTGCTCCTGTTACTCTATTAACATGATAAACATCAAAATATATAGGTTCTTTGCAAGTGAAATAGCCTAGTTCTTGGAATGTTTCTGGAAGATAGAGTTTCATTATTTTTTAATCTTTCTAAAATATCTTTTTTTTACAAGGTTATCCATAGTTTCTTCTGAATAAGAATGAACTAAATGTCCTTTATCTTTAAATTCTTGCATTTTTGCATTGTAGAAGTTGTTTGTTTTTTTGTCTTTAATAAAAATCTCTCCATCATCAACTCTTTCGTAATAAGTTTCCGTACTGTTTGTTTTTTGAGGAGCACCAATAAGAGGAATTTGTGATTTTTGAAAATTAGAATGAATTTTAGAATCCTTAAAATGCATCTCTAATTCTTTTTTAGGAAGATGGTCAAGAAGAATGTCCTTACAATTTAAGATTTCTAAATCTGCTTTTCTTCCCTTCAGTTCTTCGAAAGTATAATCACAAGCTGTAATTGTCGAGCAGATCTTTTCTAGATTTTCCGTATCTTTTACAGTTATTTCAAATACATATTTTTTGTCTTTGTTCATTTTAAAATACCTTTGACATGTTCTGGTGTCCAACCTTTTTGGATTGCTTCTTTAATAAGATTGGATTTAATTTCTTTCTCTTTCACCTCAGTATAAGCCAAACAGCCCATAAGGACCAAACTAAGAACAATAAGAGACATACAGGCTACAATGAATGGATCAATTGTTTTCATTCCTCTATAGTATAGGTTGTTTTTATTTTCACAAGCTCAAATTCTAAAAAATTTTCATTTCCATAATTTGGATTATTATTAAATGAACTCCTTTTTAAAAACAGTTCAAGATAATCTCTAGCTGCTACAATTAGACAATCCTTGAGATCTACTAATTCTATAGCAGTTGCAGTTAATTCCAAATCATCATTTTTGAAATTAACCCATTTTTGAGTAGGTTTGTGACGAATTGCGTACTTGTATTCTTCGTATGTTTCATTCATAATTTTTTAATTCTATTTTACCATTATTATCAATAATAGCGTAGGTAATTGGTAAATCGCATTGAGAACCCAAATTGACACACTCTATTCCACCTACATAATATTGTTTAGGAACATGAGTATGACCAAAACAAACCGCGTCATATTTGTTATTGTAGCAATATTGAGCGATTCTAACCGTAAGGTCGTGCGCCGCTCCGTGCCATGTTTTAATTTTGGTTTTAAGTTTTCTTGTTAGTTTTTGCTTCTTGTCAATCTTTTGTAAAAGATAATATACGCCAGAAGCAAGCTCGGTCAAGAAAGGCTTTGTAGTAATGAAGAAATCGAATTTGTCCCCATGGGTAAATAGGATTCTTTTTTTACATATTGTTTCATTATACTCGTCAACAAATTCAAACCCAAGAAGAGCTGAAATAGTTTCTAAATCTTTATCGTGGTTTCCTTTAATAAAAATGCATTTTTTATTTTTTGAAATTCTTCTGAGCGTGGACAAGATTTTCCATTGTTTTTTGCAAAGTCTGTGAATATTGTAACTATCCAATAAGTCGCCACAAATTACTAGGGTATCATAGTTTTCCTTTTCCAGGATTTCCAAGGTCAAATCGGCTTGGCATATTGGACTTCCTAAATGAATATCGGATAGTGCTAAAATCATATTATTGTTTTCCGTATTTGCTCCAAAGAATTAACATAATAACAGACGATAACAAACCGCCCAATGCGCAAACAAAAACCCAAATATTATTGCTTCCAAACGTGGCATAAACAATAGAAAATATATGACCCGAAACAACTAATCCCAAAGAACCAGCCGATATGTCTTTGGCAGATTTTGTTTTGAACGTTTTAACTATTTGTGGTAGTGCGCAAATCAAATAACAAAAAGTCATTAACAATCCAGATACTTGATATACAAATTCTTTAATCATATGTTCCATGTTGTTGTGCAAATATTATCCCCGCATTGTTCGCATTTATAATCATCGCATTCATAATCATCATATTGAAAAAGCTCAATAATGCTTTCGAACGAAATAGAATTTTGTCTAATTCCCTCTTTAATTTTAATGAGTATATAATCTAAAATTTCTTCTTGTTTTTCTGAAGGAATATCAGAAACAGGTTCTTCGTTAATATAAAAATTAAAAGCTGTGCAACCTGTTACTTGTTCGAATTTGTATTTAGTATCTTCCATGCTTTTCAATAAGTTCTTTTTCTACAATTTGCTCTAAATCTTTTATCTCTAGAGGCTCCTGTTTATCAATAAAATATCTAAAAATCAAAGCTACTTTTAATAAAAATAAAATAAGGGCAAACTTCAATATTTTAATTTTAAAGTCTTCCATTTAATTTTTCGTAGTCATTTGCTCCGCTCGCTGCCTCTTTATATAACTCGGGACCAATTAACACAAGAGGATCTTCTTTTGCCAGGGAGAAAACATGTAAAACAGTACCGTAAAGTTTTTTAGCTACAGCTTTTAACTCGTCGTTCTCTAAGAGAATTTTGGCAAGTTCTTGGCGAAGTTTTACTGCCGCGTTATGTTCTTCTGTTCCATCTTCTTCTATTGTTCTAAGTTGCGCTTCTAGTTTTTGATTTAGTAGCCCAACTGGTTCACAGCAGTAACAACATCCCTGAAATCCATTTATAAAATTTTCTTTTTGTTTCTTTAAAAGAATCCTACCATATTTATGAATTGCTTTTTTAGCATAATCATCTAAATCTTCTAAACAACCATGAGCCGACAATCCGCTCTCATAAAAAGCCGTCTCTTCAATTATCGCGAGTTGTTCATCAATCATTTTTTTCTTTCTTTTTGTCTTTTTCTGCCCAATATTCTTCTGTACTTGGATTACATGCTTTATATCCTGACTTTCTTGCTTCTTCGTAACAGAGAGTCTTGTACCAACCGCCTTTTGAGCAAAGTTCGCCACGCTCACCAGTAATTTCGCAAAGGTAAGATGACTTTCTCTCGGTTTCTGAAATGATATCATCAATGATACTCCAATCATCTTGAGTACCACCTTGTCCAGTAAAGTAAAAACAAAGGTTTCCGTACTTTTCTTTTAACTGAGTTGCAACTACCTGAACCTCTTTACCAGGCTTTGAGGTAAGGTCGCAGAAGTATTGCAGTTTATGCAGGGCGTTATCTATTAAATTTTTCCAGCCATTGTCAAACTCAAAACCCCATGCCATGCATGTTTCCATTGGGTCGCCTTTATAATCACGAAGAATTTTAGGGTATTTTTTTACAAGTTCTATCTCTATTTCTTTATCCATAGAGAAAAAGTATTGTGCTTTTTTTACAAAGTGTCAAGACTATTCTTTGTTGTCCTCTTCCCAGCGCCAATTTTTGTAATCCCAATGTCTGGAGTCGTAAATTCTAAAGCCAGCCTCAAACCCCAAAAAATTTAAATTTATACCCAAACCACCATGATCTCTTGTAATTGGAGCAAAATCTAATTCAAATTGAAAAATGTTATCCCCTGAATAAAATATTTCGAATTCTATATTTTTATATTTAGAAAGCTGCTTATAAAATGAAAAATATTTTTTAAATTCTTTTCTTGGTTTGCAAAAGTTTCTTATTGTTATATTAAAGTACATATTATCTTGGCAATAAAATTGCTTTTACTACATCCTGGTCATCTTTTGTACAAACTTCGTACTCTCCATAATACCATTCTACATCGTGAGGACCTGATATATTAATTATTTCGACGCTTGTCGGGGTAGAATATCCGCCCTCGTAGCCATTTACTACGACAAATGTTTCTGGATCTACATCTTTTAGTGCTTCCAATAGCTCTTTAACTTTCATAATTTTTTGTTACTAGTTTAATTAGCTGATCGTTGTTTATTTTTTTTCCGTCCAAAATAGAGAAAACATAACTAGAATTTTGTTTGTAATTTTTTATTATAAATTCGGCTTGTTTTTTTCTGTTTTCAAGATTTCTTAAATCATGCACTATTTCTAGCATGTTGTCAATGTATTTTTTTGTCTTCTCTCCGGCTTCGCAAATTTTTTCAATTTGTTTTTTTAATTGTTTTGCGATTTCATAATCAAATTCGCTCTCAATTATTGAATAAAATTTTTCCATTGGAGGCATTTCTTTATCAACATAAAATTCGATTAAATTCTTTTCATTATTTAAATGGGACTTTATTCTATGCAAAAATAGATAGCGGTCGGCTTTTGTTTTCTTAAGAACCTGTCCCGAATTGCCGTAAATAACTATGCCCTCGCCTGTTTTCCAGTTTTTAACTGCGGCAGTCATTTCTTCGATTGTGTCAAAATGATATCTTTTGGGTCTTTCAATTCCGCAATGCTCGGCTATTTGATCAACTTCTTTTTGGGATAGATACGAATAATCCTCATGTCTAATAATTGCCGTAAGCCAAATCTTTGGTTCGCTATGCTCTCTTTCAACTATGATATTTGACGGAGAATACCATTCGCAAATAAATGAATATTTTTCAGAATTTAATAGATTATTATTAAATAATCTTGTGTATTTTTCTTTTAAGGGGTCAATTTCAAATCCATTTGGTAAACTTTTCGCATCAATCGTCCCCCTTGTGCGCACAATCAATTCATTTTTAAATTTTGAAATAATTAAAGTCGAACCATCTAATTTATGTACAAATTCTACATTGCCGTTTTCATCGAGAGGTTCGAATTCGGGCTGCTCTCCTAGATTTGTAAACTTTTTAAATGAAGCTGACACTAATTCCCCATCGTTGGTCCAAATAGACGAACGAAATATTTTATTTTCTTCGTCCCATTTGATCCCAATTTGATTTGGAAAAATCAATTTACATTGGGTTCCTGCAATAACGCAGTC